TAAGTATAATGTCGCAAAGTTTAGCTGATGACTTAGCTAGAATGTTTAAGAATTTTTATTTTGAAGATGCTCAAAAAGCATTTAATTTAGGAGTAAGAAGTCCTATTACTAGCGATTTTATACATCTAACTGTACCTACTTATATGAAATGGATTAGAAAGCATCAAGAAATAATATGGGATGCAAGGTCAAGAGTAGACAAAGGAGAAAATCCTAAACAAGTTCCACATTATAGACCTGAACCTAAATTACTAAAATAATAAAGAAATGAAGAAAGAAGAATTGTATGATCCTGTAAAAACAGGAAGTTTCCAAATGATGTTTGGATTCCCTCAACCTGGTACATACCGACCTCAAAAGTGGGTATCAATTAGAAAGCCTAAAGAAGAAAAGAAATGAAAATGGACTACAAAAAAATAGACAATATTGAAGTAGATGGAATAGATACTAAAGACTACCCTGACTTTAGCAACGCTTATATAGTAAGTGCAGACTATAATGGTGTACCAATGACTGATGAGCAGTTAGATGAAATCAATGAAGATGGAGATTTTCAACACGAATGTATAATGAATGACATACACTAATGAAAACAAAAGACAAAGTTAAGTATTGGCTTGAAAGATATCCAAGTTTAAGAGATGACGATAATAGACTTAGTGCTAACATATGGTCTGAAGAATTAGGTGGTGCAGATATTACAGCACAAGATTTCTTAGCATTATATGCAGCTAATAAATTAACATCAGCACCAAGCATTAAACGAGCAAGGGCAAAGCTTCAGGAAGAAGAACCTAAATATAGAGGGGGGAAGTATAATTTAAGGAAGGGTATATTGCAAGACAAATGGAGAAAAGACTTAGGGTATGAAGAAAACAATTAGTAAACTAAAAAAGGAGTTAGACAAGTGGTTTAGTCTTTACATAAGACTTAGAGATGCTAATGAGTATGGAATGGTTCAATGCTTTACTTGTGGAATAGTTAGAGGATATAAGGACGGAATGCAGAACGGACACTTCCAAAGCCGAAAGCATATGGCAACAAGATTTGATAAGGAAAATTGTCAAGTACAATGTATCAAGTGTAATATGTTTTCTCAGGGCGAACAGTTTAAGTTTGGTATTAATTTAGATGCTAAGTATGGAGAAGGAACAGCAGAAGAACTAGAGTATTTAGCTAGGACTATTCATAAAGTATCAAGAGTAGAATATGAAGAACAAATAAGTTATTATAAAAACCTTGTTGAAAACTTAAAAGATGAAAAAGGAATAGAGTAACATTTTTATTATCTTTGGCGTATGACAGAACCGATTTACGCAAATAATGAACACCGAGTAATTATAGAAACTTATGTTACAATGTGTAAAGAGTTTGCAAAGGAAGTAAGTACAAAAAGTAGATACAACAATTATTTAGAAGTTGTAGAAATTATTTTAGATTACCATAACAACTATGGAGCAGGACAAAGGGAAGAAAACTTTTGGGATTGGTTGCTAATTATACCAATTAACTTAGCAGTAGCTACAAACGGATTCTTTGCAGGAGTAGAAACAAAAAGTAATTCAGCAGTAGTCAGAGCATACCGAGTTGTCCTAGATGAACTAACACAGGAAACGGTAAATAAGATTGACAAGATAGAACCAATTAATGACTGAGATTTATTTAGAAATATCAAAGCTATCAGATAAGTTTAGGACTATGGCTTATGGTTTGACTAGTGATGAGAATGAAGTGAATGAAGCAGTGCAGGAACTTATGCTTTATTTCCTACAAGCAAATCCTGATGTAATTAGAAGTATTTATAAAAAAGATGGAATATTAGGAATAACAAGATATGGAGCAGTAGCATTAAGACGAGCATTAACAAGTCCAAGAAGTAATTACTACTATAAGTATAAGAAGTACTACACACACATAGATAGTTTAACAAGTGCAGTTACTTATGATGAAATGGAAACAGGGGAAACAATACCATCTAAGCACCTTTACAACTTGCCAAATGAAATAACTAGTAGTTACCAATGGACTAGCCTAGAAAAGATAGATAGTGCCTTAGACAGCTTTACTTGGTATGATAAGAAAGTCTTTGAGTTATATTACTATGAAGGAAACACGCTTGATAGTTTAGCAAAGAAGACTGGAATAAGTAGAAATAGTTTATTTACGACAATAGATAAAGTAAGAGTGCAATTAAAATATATACTAAGTGAATAAGTTCTTTGTATCAAAAGATATATATGAAGATAGAATGGCTATCTGTAAGTCTTGCGTTTATTATTTCAAGCCTTCAGGTCAATGCAAAAGGTGCTTATGTTTTATGAAAGTAAAAGCAAGGATAGCAACACAAGAATGTCCTCAAAAGTATTGGAGCAAAACAACAGAGGTAGAAGTTAGAACAGATATACCTGAAGAAATAATAGCAGAGATAATTGCTTTGTGGCCTGACTTAAAAACAGGTAGAGCTAAAGACCAAACGGCAAAGAAGAAAATGATCGAGATATACAATACTCTGTATAACACTTCATACTCAACAGGTACTAATTGCGGAAGTTGTATAGCAGCTTGCTTTGATGGAATAAAAAAGATATATAAAGAATACTCAGGAAACAATTAATAATAAATACAGGGTAAGACCTAAAAGCTTTTAATTTTATAGACCTGAGTAGTAGAGGGGGGGTGTGGTTACCTCCCCAATACAACTAAAATAGTAATAATGAATATAATAGTAATATGGCCGTAGAAAGAACATACAAAACAATCAAATGGATATTGAAAGACAATATCAAAAAGAATGTCAGAGCTTTGTGGACTTGGAAGGACGACAACTTTACCTGCATATATGAAAACTATGATGGAGAAGATAGGATTTATACTAGCAGTCAATTATTAAAACTTTTAACAAAATGATAATATTTACAATATTAGGAATTTGTACAGCAGCTTTTTTTTTCGTAGTTATATTAATGAGTATAATAGAAACAAGAATCAAAAACAGAAATAAAGAAAAATTACTTTGGAAGATGGATAAAGTAGAAACACGAACTGGAGGACTAGCACACGATAGAAACAGAACGTACAGCGAAATACAAAAGAAAGATGAAAAACAATAGAATACCAATTTACTACATAGGAAGAAGATACAAGATAGAAGCTCGTAAGGTCATTGAAGACTTTGACTTATCTTACAATCTAGGAACGGCAGTAACTTATTTACTAAGAGCAGAAACACGACTCTCCAATTGAGTGCATACAGAAAGCTATTAATCATTTAGAGTTTGAACTTGATAAGCTAAAGAGATGACACTATACACTTGCGAATGTGGAAAGACTAAAGAACTATCTAAGGCTACAATAGTCTACAGAGATGGTGCTTGGGTTGCAAAGGAAGCTGAGTGTGAATGCGGTAAGTATATGGATAGCGAACCAACAGAAGGCATACCTACTTTACAAAGAACAGAGCCAAGTCTAAGCAAGAGGAGAGATAACTTATGGGCAGGAGCAAAGGAAAAGCTAGTAGGAGAAAGAGGAATCAATGAATCCTTTGACTAATGAAGTTCGTGATAAAGTGTGATAAAGATAAGCAAACTCTGATTAACTATTTAAAGGAATTAGGTAATGACTATTTAGTAGACGTAAAGAAACAAAGAAACACAAGAAGCAATATGCAGAATAACTATTATTGGAGTTGTATAGTACAGACACTATCTAATGAACTAGGCTACTTCCCTGATGAGATACACGATTTGCTAAAGGTCAAGTTCTCAAGTGAATGGAATAGCATAGAAATAAACGATAGGAATGTAGGAATCCAAGTAGTAAAGTCTACTGCGAGAATGGATAGCAAAGCCTTTGAGATATATGCAGACCAAATAAGAATATGGGCAATAACTGAACTAGGTATCAGACTAATGCTACCAAATGAATACGAATGAATATAACAAACGAAGATAATATGAAGTTAATGGCTAGGTATGAAGATAATCACTTTGACTTGGCTATTGTAGACCCACCTTATGGTATAAACATCAATGTAAGTATGGGCAGAAGAAAAGGGGATAAGAAAAGCGACTATCATAAATTTGCTGGAAATGACAGCTCAATACCTTCTTTTGAATACTTTAAAGAATTAAAAAGAGTAAGTAAAAATCAAATTATTTGGGGGGGTAACTATATGACTGAACACTTAAGTCCGTCTTCCTGTTGGTTGCTTTGGGATAAAGGCTTTTCTGAAGATGTTACTTTTGCACAGTTTGAAATGGCTTGGACTTCTTTTAAATCAAGTGCTAAGAAATATGATAAGCACCCTAATCAATTAAATAGAATACACCCAACACAAAAGCCAACTAGCTTATATGAATGGATTATTATGAGATATGCAAAAGAAGGAGATAAAATACTAGATACACATTTGGGGAGTGGGAGTATTGCAATAGCTTGCCATAATTTAGGTTTTGACTTAACAGCTTGTGAATTAGATAAAGAATACTACAATGCAGCTATGGAAAGAATAGAAAGACATAAGCAGCAATTAACTATGTTTTAAATAAATAACAATAATTTCTATTATATAATACAACTTGATTAATCAAATTATTTCAAAATGGAACACGGAGGAAAAAGAGAAGGTGCAGGTCGTAAAGGTAAAGCTGAAGAACAAAAGCTAATAGAACACTTAACACCAATGAGTGGAATAGCACTTGAAGCTTTACAAGAAGGTATAAAGGGTAAACAACAATGGGCTGTTAAGTTATACTTTGAATACTTCTATGGTAAACCACAGCAAAGAGTAGATGTAACTACTAATGATGAAAGTCTTAATGTACCTTTAATAAACTTTATAAGCTCTGAATCTTAGCGACAAATATAACGCACTATTTACATCAGATGCTAGATACTTTATTATAACAGGAGGTAGGGGTTCAGGTAAGTCTTTTGCAGTTACAGTCTTTCTAACGCTATTAACTATGTCTAGGAATGTTAGAGTCTTGTTCACTCGTTATACAATGACATCAGCACATCTTTCAATCATTCCTGAGTTCCTGGAGAAGATAGGACTTCTAGGATATGAGAATACCTTTAGCGTAAACAAAGCAGAGGTAATAAACTTAGGAAACAAATCAGACATTCTATTTAGAGGTATCAAGACATCAGCAGGTAATCAGACTGCAAGTCTAAAGTCGTTACAAGGTATAAGCACTTGGGTACTTGATGAAGCTGAAGAACTTGTTGATGAAAACATCTTTGATACTATTGACCTAAGTATAAGGGAAAAGAAAGTACAGAATAGAATCATATTAGTTTTAAATCCTGTAACTAAGGAACATTGGATATACAAGAGGTTTTTTGAGGACAAAGGTATTGAAGGTGGTTTTAATGGTGTTAAAGACAATGTATGCTATATCCATAGTACATACCTAGACAATAAAACAAATCTCTCTACGAGCTTCTTAGAACGTATTAAGAGCATAAAGCATAACAACTTTAAAAAATACACGCATAAGATAATGGGAGGTTGGTTAGCGAAAGCAGAAGGAGTAGTATTTGAGAATTGGAGCATAGGTGAATTTAATCCTGATAACTTACAGACATCTTGTGGAATGGATTTTGGATTTAGTATTGATCCTGATTCATTGACTGAAGTGGCTATCGACAAAAAGCATAAAAAGATATACTTAAAAGAACATCTTTATCGTAATGGATTAAAGAGTCAAGAGCTTGCTAAGATAATACTTGACAAAGTAGACAACAAACTTATCATTGCCGATTCAGCAGAACCAAGACTTATTGCAGACCTAAAGCACTTAGGGGTAAACATCAAAGCAGTTAAGAAAGGAACTATTGAAAGTGGTATAACTAGAATGCAAGACTATCAATTAATAGTAAGTCCTGAATCAACTAACATAGCTAAAGAGTTAAACAACTATGTCTATGCAGATAAAGGCTCAAAGCTTTATGTAGATAACTACAATCACGCAATAGACGGAATCCGTTACAATATAATCTACCACCTAGACAATCCAAACGCAGGAAGGTATTTCGTGCAATAAACTAAAAACAACAAATTTCTATTATATAGTGTATGAAAGTTAAAATTAAAAAACAAGGCAAAGTTGAATCGTTCAAGCTAATTAACAGTTGGTCTGATGTTACATTAGAAACTTGGCTAAAACTTATTGACTTTGAAACAGGTACAAAGACTGAAGAAGCTACTGAAACTATAGCAGCACTATCAGACATTCCTAAACAGTTAGTTAAGGAACTAGCTTTATCAGACGTAGCAGCTATAATGAGCAAGGTAGGGGAGTTACAACAACAGCAAGATACAAAGCTAAAAAGGATTATAACTATCAATGAAGTTGAGTACGGCTTTCATCCTGACTTAGATAGTATTACATTAGGAGAGTATGCAGACATTGAGCAGTTTATAAAGAACGGAGTAGATAAAAACCTTCCTGAATTGATTTCAGTCCTTTACAGACCTATTAAACTAAAGAAGAATGATATTTATATAGTTGAACCGTATGATGGCGATATTCGGCTCAGAGCTGAAGAAATGAAACAGATGTCAGCTGCACAAGTACAGTCTGCCCTTTTTTTTTTCTACAATTTAGGGAAGGTGTTGTCCGAGATTTTGCCATTATATTTGATGGAGAGGCTGAAGGAAATGAAGACGCAATAGCTAGTAACGACTTTGCTTCTAAGTGGGGTTGGTTTGGAGTAATGCACAGGTTGTGCGGAGAAGATATAAGTAAATTAGAAAGTATTACAAACTTGAGTCTTTTAGAGTGTTTGACTTGGTTAAGTTATGAAACAGATTTAAACTCACAAAATAAAGTAAAAAGAAATGGTTAAGAATAAGACATATAATAACGTAGTAAACACCTTGCTTAGATTAGGAGAATACCACGGCCAAATAAGTACAACTTCTGTAGGGGATATTTTTGACATAGACTTAGAAAAGAATACTAAGTTTCCTTTACTGCATATCAATCCTACAAATGTTTCAACAGGTGATAGCCAACTTACTTACAACTTTCAAATATTCATTATGGATATGGTAACAGAGAAAGCTAATTGGACTACAAACAGAAGTGAAATAGTAAGTCCATCTGTAGATGACTTTACAAAACTAGTAAAGACTTTAAGTAATGAGCAAGACGTTCTGAATGAAATGCTTCAAGTATGTACTGACTTTATAGGGATGCTTAGGCATAGCGCGCAGCAGTCTTTATTAGGAACAAATGATATTAACGAACCGATATACTTCACGCAAGACC